ACTTTGATAAAAAGTTAGACGATCCAGTGTGGGAAACCGTAAGTCTTAAATTAAAGAAGTATGGACCCTTTCTAAATATTGATGTATTTCAATTTAAAAAAATTTTGAAGGAGATTATTGAACAATGACTCTTGACAACAAAACTGTACTTGAAAATCTCACTAAACAGCGTGAAGATATTATGAAGCAGATTGATTCTGCTCGCACAACTCTTCTTAAACTTGATGGTGCGATTGATGTCTTGACCCAAATTGAAGAAGCAAATGAAGTAAAAGAAACTGAAGTAGTAGTTCCAGAAAATGAGTGATTTTTTCGACTCTGAAATTATTCAGGAAGAATTAAAAGAAATCAATAAACTACAAGAGAAGATTTATGGATCTCTCTTTAATTTTGGTATGATGTCAAAAGAAGACAAACTGGAACATATTGAAATACTTTCAGACTTGCTAGAAAAGCAGAAAGTGATGTATACTAGGTTATCTCTTTCAGACGATCCACAAGCGGTTGAAATGAAAGAGAACCTTCGCAAGTCGGTCTCTTTAATGGGATTTCCCCCTGAGACCGATATGAATATGCTTTTTAGTAGCATGAACGCAACCATCGAGGCACTTAAAAAATACGTTGACGCCTGACGGTTTTCCTGTTATACTATCCAAGCAAATCCAAACGAATCCAACAAATCCGAGGTAATCTAAATGTCTTTTGCAGACCTTAAGAAGCAATCCAAACTGGGCTCCCTGACTCAAAAACTGGTCAAGGAAGTCGAAAAAATGAATAATAACGGTAGTGGTTCTTCCGATGACCGTTTCTGGAAACTGGAATGTGATAAGAGCGGCAATGGTTATGCCGTTATCCGTTTCCTCCCTGCACCTAATGGTGAAGACCTGCCGTTCGTGAAACTGTACTCTCACGCCTTCCAAGGTCCTGGCGGTTGGTACATTGAAAACTCTCTGACTACTCTGGGTCAGAAAGATCCTGTGTCTGAATACAACTCAATGCTGTGGAACAACGGCACTGACGCAGGTAAAGATGCTGCTCGTAAGCAGAAGCGTAAACTTACTTATATTAGCAATATCTACGTTGTAAAAGATCCTGCTAATCCTCAGAATGAAGGTAAGGTGATGCTGTACAAGTACGGCAAGAAGATCTTTGATAAACTCACTGCTGCTATGCAACCTGAGTTTGAAGATGAGGAAGCAATCGATCCGTTTGACTTCTGGCAAGGTGCTAACTTCAAGTTGAAGGCGAAGAACGTTGCTGGTTATCGTAACTATGATTCTTCTGAGTTCGCCCGTCCTGATGCTCTCCTGGACGACGATGATGCTATGGAAGCAATCTGGAAGAAGCAATCTTCTCTCTCCGAGTTCACTGCTCCCGATCAGTTCAAAGACTATGACGCACTGAAAAAGCGTCTGGACTATGTGCTGGGTAACAAGGGTACTCCTCGCTTCCAAGATGAAGAGTCTGTGATGGAAGAAGAAGATTTCCGTCAACAGAATCGTGGTTCATCCAATGATCTCACTAGTGATCTTCGTGATGAACTGAATTCTCTTCAACCTACTCGCAGTTCTGCTCCTGCTGCATCTTCTGACGATGATGAAGATGATGCTCTCGCATACTTCGCACGTCTTGCCGAAGAGTGAAGTCTGATTACTACATTGACCGTGTAAGTAAATCCGAAGCCGCAGAGTTACTTCTGCGGTTTCATTATTTAAAAGATGTTTCAAAAGGTTTCAAGTCAGGATATAACTACGGTCTTTATAAGAAAAACGATTTCTCACCTCTAAATATTGGTGGGATTCAAGGAGTCATTATTTTTACTGGACTCCCTGTTCCAGAAGTAGCGAAAGGAGCATTCGGTCTTGAAAGAAATGAGCAGCAAGGACTCTTCGAACTCTCTCGACTCTGCATCCACCCAGATACGCAGTCACAAGAGCACAACATTACTTCTTGGTTCGTTGCAAAGGCGATTAAAAGATTTAGAAGCGAAACAGAAGTCAAAGCAATTATCTCATACGCTGATAGTGATCGCCATAGTGGCACAATTTATAGGGCTTGCAACTTTAAGTATTGCGGTTTATCAGATGCAAAGAAAGATTTCTACTATGCCGATGGCACCAAGCATTCACGAGGTAAAGTAAAAGGTGCTGAGGGAGAATGGAAAGATCGCTCCCGCAAGCACCGTTACGTTATGATGTTCGATAAAAAGTTGGAACTTTTATGGTCCAACCAAACGAGTGTTCTCAGTACGGATTAGTTTTCTATTCACGTATTGAGAACTCTTTTTATAGTTCATAATCTCTCTCATTTCGTTCAGATATTGTTGTAAATACGATGGTTTCATTAAGAATATCTTTCTTTTTTCTTCGTTCTTTCTAGTCTCATATACAAAGTTTGAAATACCAATTACAGGATTAATATCGCCAGTTCCAGTATACTTAGTATTTTCGTATGCACCGACAGCAGTGTAAGAATTTGATGTTAGTGTTGCATCATATGGTGCAGGAATTGTAAAGTTTTGATCTACAACTTTTCCACCAGGAAGAATTAATCTGCCTTTTGAGTCTATGACACTAACCGTTTCGTAGTGATGAATATCATTTAAAGTATTTCCATATTTGCTATCAACATACTTATAAAGATCATAGTTTGATAGTGGCCATTGGTCTCTAATATTTGTAATTTCAGCAGTTAAAATTACAATCCAGTCCAAATCCGATGATCCATAAAATGCTTCGGCAACAGTATCTGGTCTTTGACCTTCTAAGATTATATACTTTTGAAATAAAGTTACGTTATCTTGAAGATAATCTTGAAGTTTAACTCTGCGGAAAAGATTTTTGACTCTTATAAATTCTTGAGATGAAATCTTGTGTAAAAGGTTTGATTGATACTCAAGATCTGGTAGTTCTCTGAAATAAGACATTAGAATCCTACACCTCCTAGTTCGTCTTTGTAGTCCTCAGCATAGACTGGGTTGATTTCTTTAAACTGCATTGCTACGTTAATATGAACTGGTGTTCCGTCACCATAAGTTGCATAAGTTCCAGAAGCAGTATAGTTAACTTGCAAATCAGTTAAAGCACAAACTTTAAATCTATTCAGGAATGGATGTGCTGCATTTCCTGTTTTATACTCAAGTTGGAAGAGACTTGGTGAACCAATAAACAATCCATTTCTATCTCCTGGACTTCCTCCTTTTGGTGCCATTGACTTCTTCAAAACTCTAATAATTTGTTTTACCATTTCACCTTCTCTTGAATCTCGAGGAGTAAAATCAAATGAGAATGGAAATGCCCTCAATGTTACACCACTGAATAGCAGTTCAAGATTTGACTGTAAGATCTGACCAGTTGATCTAGTAACTAATGCTTGTGGATTTACATTGGCACCTAACTGATTAATTGCCCTTCCTGAGAGTGCGGTAGTGACAGCTTTTATTGTTCCATCACTAAGTCCTGGAAGATTCTCTTTATTGATTAAGTCGCCAACAATTTTTGCAGTTTCAACTATACCATTTTTCGTTGCAGTATTTATTGCATTCAATCCAGCAATTTGAAGTGGATTTAGCGTATCTTCTGCATAAGAAACGGTCAATGAATCACTAATCTGCTGTGGAATTGGTAGAGTTATGTAAGCAATAGTATTTTTTAATTGATCTTCTTTTCCCCCAACTGTATTAAATTCGTCCGATAGTTGTGGGATGGCAACAATATCTTTAATTGTCTTAGTAGATTGGATACCAAAAACATCTTCGGATCTTATTTGCTCAAATATTTTAATCAATAAGTGATCTGTTCTAGAATCGATCATTCCAAGAGGATACCTATAAACCTCATCAGATGCTTGTGATTGCTGAGGATCATTTGTTGGATTTTGGGAGGATGTTCCAAGATTTAGTAAGTCTTTTCCCTGAGCTGCTAACTTATATGCGTCAGCAGATAATTCCTCTAATTGTTCCTGACTTATTGCCATTACAGACAGTTTTTTAGGTATTTAGCTACTCATAGCAAAATCTGCTAGGGGAAGTGTTAAAACGTCTCTAAGTTCTGATGGATAGATTTCATAAATGCCATCAGACACAACTTCACTAGAAAGATATTTTCTTACAGATTGTCCTCTGCCCAACCAATGGTAGTTTTGTGCAACCCAACCGTTTCCAAAGGGCATTCGCATTTGAACCACAGGGTTTCTATCGTATCTTATGTTGGGTGTAATAGCACGATAACGATAAACATAATATTTGCCTGGTATTGGTGCGTCTGCCTTTTCCAAAACCTGTAATAGTTGTGCCATTACAACATCTGGATCTTTAATTCCAATCAAACTATTTGTTACACTACGAATTCTATTTCGATTTTCGTCAGTGTCTGTTGGTCTATCCTTTGCTGGTCTTGGATCCTTACGTATTTCTTGCTCATAAACATTAGAACCTACGGCAATAGTCGGATCACTACTGGATGTAACTTCACCAGTTTCATAAACATAATAATATTTTTTACCAACTCTACCACCACTCTTAATGGTTCTTGCTTCTGCCATTACTTAATACCGAGTTCTTTTTCTGTTAGGACTTTAAATTCCCACATACGATCTTTACAATATTCTTTTGCTGCCTGCCACTTTGCTTGATTCTTGGCATATTCAAATGCCTCACCAAGATATTTTTTAGTCTGCCTTTTGGGTTTGGGTGGGGGAGAGCACTGTTTGAGAGGTTTAACTTCAATCAAAGAAGATTTAACTCTTCCATTAACATCTTTATATTTGATAAAGAAGTCTGGAAAGTATCTATGAACTTTATTGTCAATTGGGGAACGATAGGGAATACAAAACTCTTCTGATTGCCATTCCAAAACGTTTTCATTCAAGTCACAATATCTCATAAATTTTCTCTCCCATAAGGAACGATAGATGATATTGGTTGGATCGCCCTTATATTTCTTTGGGTGTTCTGGTTTGTATTTTCCCTTATATGACATCTAAATAACTATAACAATCACATATAAGATATTTAGAGTGCCTAGACCGTTTCCGAAAAAAATATCTCAAATCAAACCAACTCTTACCAATCTGGCACAGACTTCTCATTATCTTATTGAGTTTGGTGGATTTGGTTCTAGTCTCAGAGAACATTTAAGACTTAGGGGAATGGACTCTCGTTTCATTACTGAGTCTATTGGTTTATTGTGTAGTAGAGCATCTTTGCCTGGAAGTGGATTTGCTACTACCGATGTTATTGGTAACTATATGGGAGTTGCGGAAAAGTTTGCACATACTAGAACATTTGTGCAGATGGATTTGGAATTTTATGTTGATAATGCATATAGATCACTTAAATTTTTAGAGCACTGGATGGAATTTATATCCAGTGGAAGTACAACTGATGCTGCTGGTGATCGAGTCAGTCCACTTCGTGATGGATATTATTTCAGAATGAGATATCCAATTGAGTATAAGTGTAACGAAACTAGGATTATAAAATTTGAGAGAAATTATCAGAGATACATTGAATATAGATTTTATGGACTATTTCCAATTTCACTAAACTCAACAACGGTTTCATATGAGGGATCAAATCTCCTGAAAGCAACTGCATCGTTTAGTTACGAAAGATATATCTCTGGTAGATCATATTCTTATGATGCATACAATGGTTTAGATGGCAATAAAGAAGATTCAGTTTCTTCTGGATCTAATGGGGGAGCAACAATTGGTGGAATACCAATTGCAGACACATTCAATGGTAACTTCCAATTAGACACGGGAATCTCTGCTCCTGGAAATTCTATTTCTTCGAATTACAAATCTCTTTCTAATTTTAATTCAACAGCAGCATTTTCACCAAATTCGGCATTTGGTTTTGATATTGGTAATGGTTCTGGATTATTAAATGGATCTGCATACTCTGGCAGTATCATTGGGGAAAAGGTATTATAATGCACCACTAAATAATTTTACTGATTTGTAAGGATTGTAATGCCTTTACCAAAAATTTCTACACCAACCTATGAGTTGGTGATTCCTTCAACTGGAAAGAAGATTAAGTATAGACCATTTCTAGTTAAAGAAGAGAAGATTCTAATCATTGCAATGGAATCTGAGGATACATCTCAGATTACTAATGCAGTCAAGGATGTCATTAAAAATTGTATTATAACCAGAGGTATTAAGGTAGAAGAACTTTCTACATTTGATATCGAGTACCTTTTCCTCAATATTCGTGGTAAGTCAGTTGGTGAAGAAGTAGAAGTTCTGATTACATGTCCAGACGATGGTGTAACAAAAGTTCCAGTGACAATTAGTTTGGATGAGATTCAAATTCAAATTGATGAAAATCATTCAAAGGATATTCGTCTTGATGATACTCTCACACTTAGAATGAGATATCCTTCGATGCAAGAATTTATCAAGAACAATTTTGCTCTTGAAGATGTGAATGTTGATGATACCTTTGAGATTATTTCATCTTGTATCGAACAAGTTTATAATGAGGAAGAATCTTGGTCAGCGTCAGACTGCACTAAGAAAGAATTGAAAGAATTTATTGAGCAATTAAGTTCCAAGCAATTTAAAGAAATTGAAAACTTCTTTGCAACTATGCCAAAACTTTCTCATACAATTACCGTCAAGAATCCAAACACTGAGGTTGAGAATGAAGTTGTCTTGGAGGGTCTAGCAAGTTTTTTCGCGTGAGTATGGCTCATAATGATCTTGAGTCATACTTTCGCGTCAATTTTGCCTTGATGCAACATCATAAATATAGCTTGACAGAGCTAGAAAATATGATACCTTGGGAGAAAGAAATTTACCTTGCTTTCCTCCAACAGTATATTGAAGAAGAAAACCTAAAAGCACAACAGAATGGTTGAAGTATCTCCACTCATAGGTAGATCCAGAAGAATATCCCCTGCTGCCTTTACAGGCAGGGCATTACCTCCTGCTCAACCAGATCCAGTTACTACTGGTCTTATCAATAAGAATTCTTTACAATTAAGTGTTGTATCGAATCAAATACAAAATCTTACCGACCAGTTAAATTCTTTCACTGGATCGTTACAAGTCATCAGTCAGAACTTAGCAAATTCACAAGCATTAGAAAGGCAAAAAGAAGCACAAGAGCAAGAATTAGAAAGAAGACTTGCAGAAGCAAAACTGAGGGAAGGTAAAGAGAGTCAGATTGAGCAAAAGATACAGGCAAAGACATTTGAACCACTCCAAAAACTTGCTGATACCACACAATTTACCTTAGGTCGTCTTGGAGGATTCTTTACATCACTTCTTGGTGGATGGTTATTAGTTAAAGGTGTTGAGACAATTAAAGCACTCAGTGAAAATAATAAGGAAAAGTTAGAAGAAATTAGAGACAATGTAATTGACAATCTTAGTTTTATAGGTGCAACTTTTGCAATTTATAAAACTGCCCTCGCCGCAATGAGGGGTAAGTTCTCCAGAGTTGGTATTGTTATTGGTCTTGTCGCCGCTGCCGGAATATTCCGAAAACCAATAGAAGATTTTCTATCATATTTGCTTAATGCAGCAGAAAAAATTAAAGAAAATATACCATTCAGTGATAAGATACCAGGATTAAACAATCTTGATTTTAAACGTGCTGCTGAAACGTTATCTGGTGGTAATGAAGAACCTTTACCAAAAGTTGATCCAACAAAACCTCCAAGTGAACAAAATCTTACTACTAATAATGAACCATTAAACATAGAGAATCCTGATGCAAAAGGTGGTCCATCATTAGCAACTCCCACAGAGACAATGATGGGTGAAAAAGTTAGT